GCGGACAACAAATAGAAAAACCATTAGATGGAATACGTCATACTCAAGGAACTCCAGCGCAAGGTGGAGTATTGCAAGGTCAAGCACCTGCACCTCCTAAAAATGACAAAGATTCTATGTGGGACGCTATTACAAAAGCTGGTGGTCGTACGAATGTATTGTAAATAATAATATAAACAAGGAGAAAATAAATGGCTACTTATAATAGTGGACAAGTAAAATTTGGTACTCCTGGTGCAGTAATTGATAGTACAATACCATCAAGAAGACTGTATGACTTTAGTGATAGAGTTGCAGAATTAAGCCCAGAAGAGTCTCCATTTTTTGTATATTTGTCAAAAGTAGGAAAAGTTCCAACATCGGATAGTCAATTTAGATTTTTAGAAGATAGAACTAAAATATCTATAACTGATAGAACTTTTACTACATCAAGTAATTTAGGAGCTATAGCAGAAGATACTACAGACACTATGACTATATCTTCTTCACCATGGTTAATTAAAGGAATGGTTGTGATGGTTTCATCAACTATATCTGGTATGGGTGAAGGAACAAATGCAGCAACATGTGTAATTACTGCAGTAAATTCCGCTACAGAAATAGAAGTTAGATGGTTGCGTGAAAATTCAACATCAGCAGTTTCTATTGATGGCTCAAGTACAGCTGTAAATTGCCAAGTAATTGGTACAGCTTATGCAGAAGGTTCTGGTGCGCCAGATGTATGGTCTCAACAACTAGATAATGATTATGGTTATACCCAAATCTTTAAAACAGCTTGTGAGATGTCTAATACAGCTAGAGCAACAGTTTATCGTGGATATGAAGATGAATGGGCTAGATTATGGAATCTTAAATTAAGAGAACATAAAATGGATATTGAAAGAGCAATGCTTTTTGGTCAAAGAGCTTCAGTTGGTGGAACACAGTATACTGAAGGTATTGTTGGTCATATTATTGCTGAAGGTGGAACTCCTGCAGTAGATTCAACTCAACTTTCTTATTCAGAAGGTAAAGCTTATCATAAATCAATAGCTTCAGGCTCTATGACATATGATAACTTCCTTTCTGATTTAGAAGTTGTATTTGACCCTGCTAGAGGTGGAAGTTCTTCTAAATTAGCTTTATGTTCTTTACCTGTAATTTCTTTATTTAACAAGCTTGGAGATGGTGCTTTTGTTGATGCTTCATTAGGTCATAGCAGCAATCCTTTTGCTTATAATTTTGAATCAGGTAAAGGTTCTTTTGGTCATAAAATAATGAAAATAGAAACAGTTCATGGTGATTTGACTCTTGTAAAAGAGCCTCTATTTAGAGGACTAGCTTCTAGTTTTATGGCTTTAGTTGATTTAGACCATGTGTCTTACCGACCTTTAGTTGGTAACGGTGTAAATCGTGACACATCAATCACTACTAACGTGCAACAGGCTGATGAAGATTTACGAAAAGACATGATTCTAACAGAAGCAGGTCTTGAAGTTTCTCTTCCTGAAACTCATGCGCTGTTTAACATAGAAGGAGCTTAATTATGAGAAGTGATGTATTAAACTCAAGTAGTAATAGCTATGGTCAACAAATAGACAAATGGAAGTTTTCAGCTAAAACTGCAGCTTTTACGGCAGCTGACGGATTTTGTTATCTTGTCACTGACGCAGATGGTTGCGCTGTTACTTTACCTGCACCAAACGTTGGAGATAGAATCAAAATAGTTTTTGGATGTGTTACAAGTAATAATCATACTATTACATGCGATGCAACAACTACTTTATTTAGTGGATATTCTCTTATGTTGGATGCTGATGGTACAGCAGCTCAATGCAAGGTTTTTGCTCCAGATGAAACAGATGATGATGTTATCACATTAAATGGTGGAACAACTGGTATTTCTGGAACAGTGGAACTTGTAGGGCTAAGTGATAAAATGTGGCAAGTAGAAGCAGTTCTATATTCTGAAGGAACTGTAGCTACACCATTTGCATAATCCGAATAAATAAGGATTAATAGTTTTGTAGAACTATGGGGTAAATCGTATAAAGGGTTTACCCCGAATCTACTAAAAATTTTTATAACAATAAACAAGCCCATTCACGCACAGCCAGTGCTTAGGGCAGGAGGTAAATATGGCAAAAACATTAATGAATTACACAGTAGCGGAAGCGCAAAATGCTGGGTTAGGTCAAGCAGGTGTAATATTAATAGATGACACAGCAGCACATACAGGACCATTCGTAGCTATACAAGCATTAGAAGATGCTGCAGTTGATATATCTGAATGTGATATGTCTTGGATTGAAGACGTCGCTGATTTCACAATACCAGCAGGACTTACTATTTATGGTAAATTTACATCTATCGAATTAGATAGTGGTAAAGTTTTAGCTTATTACGGGTAGTCTAGATTATGCCTTTAGGATTGTGTAGCAATATAAGTAAAACTAGCGAAGGTTATCCGCAATATAGGACAAAAACTTCTTGTACTTTTGCAACTGGAGATAGTGATAAAATTGAAGTAGTTAATCATGTTGATTTACAAGTTAATAGTTCAGATTTTTCTGTTTCTGGATGGGTGAATGCTACAGTTGATGCTTCTGGCGGTAAAACTGAAAGTGGATATTGTATTATGCAAGCAGGAACGCATGGTAATGCAATGAATGGTAATGGTAGAGGTTTTTATTTATATTATTATGATGGCGGTGGTGACCATGAAAGATTTCAATTTTATACAAATAATTCAAGTTCAAATTCAACTAATGTAACAAGTGATGAATTAACTCATAATACATGGTATCATGTTGTAGCTACATATGATACTAGCTCAACAACTGGAAGATTATATGTTAATGGTTCTGAAGTATCTGCTGGAGCTAATACTAGTATGGCTGCACCAGAATTTTATGGCGCATCCATTTATATTGGAGGTTCTAATGCAGACTATATAACTGCTAAACAATCTGAAATTGTTTTTTGGAAAGGAGTTGTATTATCTCCTGCACAAATTACTGCATTATATAATAATGGTAGACCTAGACATGGGCTTGTTTGTGAAAGAAGTTTTGTAAAAGGTTGGTGGAAACTAAATTCAGATGATGACACAGGTTCTGGTAATGTAATTGATTCTAGTGGTAATGGTCGTAATGGAACAACATCAGGATTAGCTAGTGGTGATTTTGATACAACAGATGTACCAGGATAGAATGCCTAAGAAAAAGAAATATAACAAAGGTGGAAAAACTAAAGAAAACTTTAAGCCACATATGATGTATGGTAATGGTCAATCTAAAATGGCAAATACTTATGAAGAGCATATGTCTTTGCAAAAAAAAGGATGGGGACATATCAAAGAAAAAATGGAAAATGGTGGATTAATGAATGGTCCTTCACATGATGATGGTGGTATTGATATTGAAGTTGAGGGTGGAGAAATAGTTATAAATAAATCTATTAATAATGCTGCTGGGAAACATGAAAAAAATTTATTAAATTTAAACAATAATCCTGATGATTATGTTATAGTTAAAAAAAGTAAAATAAACTATAATTGGCCATCAAATGATGCAAGAAAGCGAGGAAAATAATATGCCTACAGTAAGAGATAAAATAACAGGCGAAGTTGTTTCTAAACAAGATTATGATGCAGAAGGAATGCAAATAGCAAATGAAATGGTTGAAAATAACCCTTCTTTAGAAGTATCTTATGAAGCACCAACAAATGATGCTATGTATAGAAACACTAATATGGGAATGGATGAATATATGGGTGGTGGTAAAATTAAAATAAATCCAATGGGGTATCAAGAAGGTGGAAAAATAAAATAATGGCCATTTTTGTATATTGTGAAGAATGTGAAAAATGTGTAGAACCAGGTTCTTGCAAGCATAATTTTAATTTAAAACGTGAGAGTATGAGCAATTATATAAACATGAGAAATAATCCTTGGGCAAAACAAACTAAAGTAGAGTTTAGTCAAACAACTATGGAAAAAGATATAGCAGAAAGGAATAGAAGATAGTGGCTAATTTAGATGTACAGATACAAGATTTAGTAGGTACTGCAATGACAGACCAAACTGCTATGGATACTTTTTTGTCTGATGGTTTAGCACAATTATACAGTTTTTTACCTGCATCTAAGTTAGTAGAATGTTCAACTTCAACAACATTAAGTAACTCTCCTACTACATTAGATTTAGATACTGCAACTATAGGGCGTGTAACAAATGTTGTTAGAAAAGATGCTCAAGGTTATAGTCAAACTTGTAGACAAATTCATGCGTCTATGTCATCTAGAGTAACTGACCCTAATGATTTAATGCATGTTACAGATACTGACCCAGTGTATTTTATTAATAATGCAGTTTTAAATGTTTATCCAGACCCTACTGCAAGTCAAACAGCTGATGTGTATTATTTACCATTAACTGCTGTAGATGCTTCAGGTGGCAGCACTATTGATAATCTTTCAAATGATATGACTTATGTTGTTGTGTTGTATGCAGCAATTAGAGCAGCTACACATTTAATGGCTGAAGAAGAAGATACTGAATTATATGCTCCAATTATTAAATCATTAAAAGATGATTATAATATTGCATTAGCAACAATTGGTGTAAAAACTTCTACAAAAAAAGAAAAGGATGCCGATGAAAGTTAAAGATTTAATTCAACAAGTAGAATATACAATGGGAAGACAGCCTGAAAAATATATAATACAGCTTATAAATGATGCGCTAATGGATATGTCTACTAAAGCGCAACATTATAAAACAGAAAAAATACAAAATTTAAATTCAAAACAAAGATGGTACAAATTAGATGACTCTGTAATAGATATAACAAGAGTTGAAATTCTTTCAAGTCCATCAAGCGGGTCTTGTAGTATTGGTAGTTATTCTAATCAATCTGATTGTGAATCTAATGGAGGGACATGGACTGTTTCTGAAGGTAGATATACTAGAATACCATTACTAGCGGATTCTCATAAATTATTAAAAGATGATACAGACGAAACGTCTGGTTCATTAAAATAGGAGTAAAAAAATGGCAAGTACATTAACAGCCTCAACAATGACAGTGACTATATCAGAGTCAATTACTCTAAACGGAGCTAATCAAGGTGGCACTACATCAATGTCTGTAGGCTCAATTGCCGAAGTTTATAAAAGAATTATTACTGTCCCTGTTAGCGGCTCTGGCACAATAACTTTATTAACAACTACTGGTGATGCTGGTTCTACTGTAGAATCTGGTAAATTTATAGTTGGAGATATGAAATATTTAAGAATAACTAATCTAAATGATACTGCTGGCGAAGGTGTAAAACTTCAGATAGCTAGAGATGATGACTCTAATGGAACTGATGACGAATGTGCGTGGTTTTTATTAGAAGAAGGTAAGTCTTTAATATTAAATACATTTGATGCAGCATTTGATGCAGCAGCAGGTGATTTAGATTCACCAACATTAGATGCTATTACGGATATAAGAGCATTAAATGAAAGTGGGTCAGTGGCAGTAGATTTAGAAATATTTATAGCAAGTACATAGGAGTAAAAAATGGCAAGTACGGTAACAACAGCAACAATGACGGTCACAGTTTCTGAGTCTATTACTTTAAATGGTAAAAATCAAGGCTCAACAAATACGTTGTCTATACCAGCAATTGCAAATATATCAAAAAGAATAATAAATGTTCCTAATTCAGAAGTTGAAATCATTGCAATGAGTACAGCGGTAGGAGCTGGAACATTTAACGAAGCTGATGTTTTGTATATTCGTATAACAAATCTTGATGATGAAAATCATGTTGGATTGATATTTAAAAATGAAAATAATGATGAGTTTGGAGTTAAGTTAGATAAAGGTCAATCTTTTATTTATAATGGTGATTTAGCAGGCGGTGTGGTAGATACTATGGATGCTCAAGATGGTGGAGCTGATTTGGCTGCAAATACATTTGGTGATTTAGTAAATGTTACTGCATATGCAGATACAGCAGCATGTGATTTAGAAGTTTTTGTTGCATGCGATTAGGAGAATAGATGGCTACAAATAAAAGAAGTTATCCAAATAGTTATTTTGCATGGTATAACGACGATGATAGATTAGCTATTGTATGTAAAGTATTATCTAGCGATTCAACAGAAACTGTAATAGATAAATATGACACATATTCTGGGTCTAGTGTTACGGGTGGATTACGTATACATACTCATTCTAAATATGGTTCTGTTTCTCAAATAACAGATGATTTAAAATCTCATTCTGGAGTTGATGTAGCATTACAACATATTATTATTGATTATGTAAAATCAAGACTATTAGAAGATGGTGGAGACTTACAAAGAGCAATGTATTATAAAGGTAAGTATGAGAAAGCATTAAAACAGCATCCTCATAGAAAAAGTGGAGTAAGAGCATTAGCTGTTCCTAGGTTATAATATGGATTTATTTGTAGTATTAGAACAATATGGTGTCCCACTTGCAATGTGCATATGTTTCGGTTATTTTATATGGAAACAAAACAATTGGATACAAGACGATTTAAAAAAAGATTTAGATGATGCTAATGATAGGTTTGAAGGTATAGTTATTAAGCTTATAGATTCTCAAAAACAGATGCAATTAGAACAAAAAGATATAAAAGCAAGTTATAGAGCAATTGTAGAAATATTGGCTGCTTTAAGCGGAAATGGACTTAAAGAAAGATTTCTTAAAAAAGAAGAGTATAAACAACATTAAACAAATAAGGAGTATTTAAATGGTTGATTTAATAATATCATACTTAAAAAACAATAAAGATGAAATTATTGACGCTTTAAATAAAAAAGTAAATATACCTTTAATTTCAGAAGCTAAAGAAGAGCAAATATTTTCTTCATTATTTGATGGCTTTATGGAAGTATTAGAAGGTGTTCTAAATAAAAAGAGCAAATAATTGCCTAAAAGAGTATTACAAATAAGTGCTTTTGAAGCGGGATTAAATAAACGTAATGACCCTAGAGATATTGAAGGTAAACAACTTGTAGAGGCTAAAAATATTGACGTTTCTAATCCAGGTAGGATTGTTATGCCTGGAGAAGGAAGAGCTATATTTAATACTGTTAATTCTTTAAATCAGTTTGTCAGCCCTAGCAATGATTCTAGTAGTCAAAGTATATTTCAAAATAATGTCCCAATATCTGATGGATATGGGATTTTTTCTTTTGTACATGATTACAATTTTAAAAATAGCGCAGAAACACCTCAAGAATTAGGTACTGAATTTATATGTATAAATGATGGTGCCGATATTAAAGCTTGGAGAGATAATGATTATCCAAATTCTTTTGGTTCTAGCTTTGATAAAATACTTTCATTAGGAACAGTACATAGTACATCTCCTTTAGGAGAAAGCTCTGACATAGAAGATGATGATAGAGTTAAACCTATATATTATAAAGCAGATAATGGACTACGTGTATGTGATGCTAATTTTAGTGAATTAGATTCAGGTGTAAATACAGCAGAAGTTTTAACTGACGAAACTGATTCTACTGACCCAGCAGAGACAGCTATTACTGTAGAAACTGGAAAATCTGGAGCTTTTGCTGCAGGCGAATATATTAGAATAGATTCTGAAGTTATGAAAATAACAGCAATAGCTGATGCAAATACTTTAACTGTAGAACGTGGTAGATTTGGGTCTAAAATTGAAATACATGATGATGATTCTACAATATATAAATTAAATGTACCTAAAATATTTACTCATATTAATAGACCTATGCTTAAAAAAGCAGGGGCTAATGTTCATATTAATAGATGGCTTGAAGATATACAGGTTCCAGAAGCGCCTAAATATGGAGCATTATCTGTTTATAATTCAAATATTATAGGTTATGACGGTACTAATATAACTGCAAATTCTACTTATCCTGTTATTCCAGAAAGAGTTAATCTTGGTATTTCAACACAAAATGTTGAAACAAATGAAGAATTTACTATAGATGATGTAAATATTACCTCTGAAAGCACAGCCTTAGAAACAGTTTTAGTTATAACTCTTGCTGATTCTGATATAAACGCTATAGATGCAACTGAATATAATTTTGCTGTTGGTAAATTTATAACAATTAGTAATGCTACAGGTGATTTATCTAATTTAAATGGTATTCATGAAATAGTTGGATTTGGTACTGGCGGAACAGTTAAAATATCCGCAGATATTGATATTGTTGGCGTTCCTGGAACAGGTAGTGAAGTTGTTATTTTAGAAGATGAAATTATGGATGATAATCTGAAACAAAAATATATATTTGGTATGTCATATTTGTATGATGGTGGTAGCGATGTTATGCAAGAATCTAATATTACTACAGCTGTTACTAATGTTGAAGGTTCAGTAGATTTATTAGGAGATGCTGCATCTTTTCCTGTTGTTGATGGTTGGAGAACTATTCAATCTGATTTAGCTAGTGGTGAGGGTCCCCTTAGTACAAGTAATCCTAATAATTTTGATTTTATAGCTTCAAGAAATGTTAGATGTACTGGAAATAATGACTATTTATTTTATGAAAATACAAGTATAACAATAACAGCAGATACTAATTACGATGTTTCAGGAGCTGCATATTTTAATGCTTGTAGTGGTGCTTCTTTTAAAGTATATGTTGGGCTTGGCCCTGACGCAACAAGCACAACGGGAGCTACAGAATTAACTGTTTCTCAACCGTCAGGCGGTACTGGTTTAGTTGAATTTTCTGGAGTAGTAACTTCTGGTAATGCTGTAGATGCAGATGTTGGTGTTACTATAAAGGTCATCGGAGCTAACGGAGGTGGTACTGAATATATTAGATTAAAAAGGATTCAAGTTTCAAAACAAAATACAGCTATAATGTCTCATACTAATGCATTAGATTTTAGAAACGTTTCAGATGTAGCAAAAGGATATTTAACATTTTTATGCAACAATTCAAGAACTGGAGCGTATAATGCAACTACTCAATATAATAGTTGGAATGAACGAATTGAAGGTTTTAGAATATATATGAAACAAGTAGATGTGATAGGTGGTGGGCTTGCTGATGATTGGACTATGTTATATGATGTAAACCTTAAAGAAGGCACATATGTTATGCATGCTAAAGATTCAGATGAAGAATTATTAAGACTAGGAGATATAAGTAGTAATGATTGGAACGCAACAAATGCTACTGATGCTAAAGCATTAGTTACAGGTAATGTAAAAGGAGATTCAATTAAAATACCTCCACTTTTAACTTATGAGGCATTAAATGGATATAAGTCAGATACTAATTTATCAGCTATGTATAAAACATCTGCAGTTGTTCAAAGAAAAGTATATATTGGTAATTTAAAAATTGGAAATAAAAGATTTCCTGATAGAATGATAAAAGCAGCAGCTGATAAGTATGATATATTTCCAGATGATTCTGCATATTATATTGATGTTGCAACTTCTGATGGTGAAAATATTATTAAATTAGAATCATTTGGTGAATATTTATTGCAATTTAAAGAAAAAACAACTTATTTAATTAAAGTAACTTCAGAAGGAGAAGATTTAGTATCTACTTGGAGTGGGGCAGGAATTATGCATCCATCTCAATCTATAAAAACTCCTATGGGTGTATTTTGGGCTAATAGTTCAGGCTTATTTATTTTTGATGGACAAAAAATTAATAATGTTACAACTGATACTTTTGGAATTGAAAACTGGAGTGTAGCAGAAAATAATGAAAAACCTATTATACTTGGATATGATTATCCTTCAAATAAAATTTTAATTATAACAAATAATGTATCAGACACATCTAATGGTGGATATATATACGATATAAATAACAATTCAATGACTCAATGTCAAAACTTATTTAGTTGGTATCCAGCAGCAAATTCAACAGATGATGTTAAAGCACATCAGGAGCCTTTATAATTATGGCAGATTTAGAAACAAACAAACCATTTACAACAAAAAGATTAAACACTACTATTACTGGTGCTAATAAAAAAGAAAAGCCAACAACTGGTAGCCAAGGAGCAAGTTTTTTACCGTCTCAACCTTTTACAACAAACCCAGGTACTGCTAGCAGTGAACCATATTATCCAGAAACTCCAGGAGCAATTTTTAGAAGTAATATGGTAAATACAAGCAATAACGGACTTATTATGCTTAATCAATTTAGTGATTTATTAACTCATGGATGTGTTACAATATGGGATGATGAGCCGCATAATTTATTTCAACATACTAAGTCTGCACAGCAATTTAAAATTCAAACTAAAGATTTTGATTTTGGCGACCCTAGTAGAAGAAAAAAAATATATAGAATTTATGTAACATTTAGATGTAGAAATATGCGCTCTGGTGTAATAGTAAAATATGCTACTAATGGCTCAACAAATTTTACTGGAACATTTGCAGATGATGACACTTATTACAATTTAAGAGGATTTTATGGTGACTCAACAACAGATTGGGTTACGGTAGCTTTAAAACCATCTTCTTCAATTACTAATGCATATTCAATTGCACTTCAATTTAGTTATGCTGCTCAAGGAAGAGTTAATCAATTGGCGGCCGCTAGTAATAGTGGAGCTACTACCGTTACATTAGATTCAGGAGCGGCTGGAACAGACGATTATTATAATGGTATGCCAATTTATTTTTTTAATGGGCCTGGAGCTAATCAAGTTCATAGAGTAACAGATTATAACGGAACAACTAAAGTAGCTACAATTACACCAGCTTTAACAGCAAATGTAGGAGCAAATACAAGCTATGATTTAGGGTATATTCCAGCAAGTTTTTCAATTAATGATATAAGTATTATATTTAGAGAAAAAAGTATTAAATAATGGCTATTAAGCAATCCAGAGGAGTAACCACAGGTAAAGGTATACCTCAACGAAATGAGGGTCAAAATGGTGATATTACAATTCGTTCTTCAAGGCGTGGACTTAAAATGTATATTAAACAAGCAAACACATGGCATAGTGTAGACCTTGATATAAATTTAAGACAAATAGCTAATACTTTAGAAAATTTAGAAAGAAAAGTAAAAGAATTATCGACACGAAGAAACAATTTTCCTGTAGTAGATAAAGTGCTACTTAAACAAGCAGATGGTACTGCAGCTGTGCAAATTAAAAATGATGCAGGTAAAATTGCATTTAGAAACTCTGCAGATTCTGCTGATATTACTCTTAAAAATCCAAAGATTGCAGGCGCTCAAGATGGTTCTGATACTAATCCAGTTATAGACACACAATCATCAAATTCAGTAAAAGCAGTTTATAATGATGCTAGTGCTGATTTTTATTTTCAATTAAGAAATGGCTCAACAGGAACTCATGATAATGCAATACAATTTTTCACAGGAAATACAGGAAATTGGGCAATGGGTTATGTTGGTGATAGTCCAAGTACATTTAGAATTAATGGTTCTGGTACTTTAAATGCCGATGTATTACAATTGACTGATGCTGGTAATTTGACTGTAGATGGTACAGTAACATCAAGTGCTGGTGTTTGTCAAGGAACATCTGTAGCTACATCTATAGTAGCAGGAGATGGTATTGATGTAAGTAGTGCAACAGGAGACGTTACAGTTACAGCAGAAACTGCTAGTGACTCTAACCCTGGTGCGGTAGAATTGGCTACAACTGCTGAAACTACTACAGGAACGGATACAGGAAGAGCAGTAACACCTGCAGGATTAGCAGGTTCTACATTACCCTGTGCAGGAGCTACTGTAACAGGTGCTACATTAACCGCTTCTGCAGCCGATGATAAGTTAATTGATGTCACCCAAACTTTAAATGCTGGTGTTTTACAAAATTCTCCTGGTCTTGCTGAAAATTATGCAATGATAAAAACTAATTTAACTGACACTGCTTCAGCAGGTTGGGATAATGTTTATCTTATTGACCAACAAGTTGGTGGAACAAGCAAATTTAATGTTAAAAAAGATGGTTCTGCTACATTTGGTGGAACAGTTACAGCAAATAATGTTACTTTAGGTAAATTCCAAGTTCAAGGACAGTACGAAGTATATGGAAGATATAGTAGTGTTAATACTTGGTATGTAGGAAATAACAATTTTGGAACAAGTATTACAGAAGGTGATTGGGGCGGTGGAAGTAAATATAATTATGCTCAATTTACTGCTGTAAGTAATGTTAAATTAATAGGTTGGAAATTTCATGGGTCTTTTAGTAGTGCGGTAGATTGGGAAATGGAATTATGGCATACTGAAACTCCTGCTGATGGTGAATCAGACCCTGAAGAAGCCACTAAGGTTGGAGATACACAAAGTGTAAGTCCTACTGCTAGCAGATTATATACTTTAGGTCAAACGGGCCTTACTTATTCAATACCTGCTGGAGACCAATTATATTTATTAACAAGATATACAAGTGGAAGTGGCACAAAATATAGTTATGGAACAGTTGGCTTTGAGTTTAGTTATTAAGGAGTAAAAATGGAAAAAATGCCTGATTCAGATAGAGAACTAGGGAAGTATGAAACAATAGATAAAATAATAGATAAAATTAATGAAATTATTGATTGGATAAATAGTCAATAAAATGTTTGGAAAATTAAAAAATATTTGTTATGAAAATATGTAATAATTTTATAAATTACATACAGAATTTTAAGAGGTAATTAAAATGGCAAGAAAAAAAGCTTTCGCATTAGATAAATTCTTTGAAGCAATGACCGATAAAAAGGGAATAGCAAAAGGAAGAGCAATTCAAGATTGGTATGGAGAAAAGTCTGATGAAGCGACTATGGAGCTTGCTGACACAATGCGTGAAATGCAAAAAAAACTTAAAGGCCCTAAAGGAATGTTTAAAGGTTGGCAAAAAACTCTTATACCTCTTTTAGTAGGAGCAGTTACTATGAATCCTGCTGCAGGCGCAGCTGTTGGGGCAATGATGGCAGGCA